GTACTACTGCGGGTACTACTGCGGGTACTACTGCGGGTACTACTGCGGGTACTACTGCGGGTACTACTGCGGGTACTACTGCGGGTACTACTGCGGACGCTACTACGGATTCCGAACTTTCGGATACTGGCGAAGCTATTAATAAATTTGACCCCGGTAGAGAGGCTACAGGCGTAGGCTCACAGGCGTATGTATCTAAAGACGGCACGCTTACAGACCAACAAGTACAACAAACGCAACAGACGCAACAAGCACAAAAACCACAAATTGACCCTGTTACGGGTAAGCCCAAGTATCAATACGGCACATACACCGCCCCAACTGAAACGCAGCTTAGCAGCTTGTCTAGTCAAGCAAATATAAATTCCTATTTTACCGGCCAGCTTAATAAAGCTAAAGCAGACATAACCCAAGCAAATGCAGATTTGGCTGCAGCCCAAAAATCAGGGGATATGAACGGTATGATTGCTGCTCAAAAGGCGCAAAGCGAAGCTACGCAACGGCAAGCAAAAATTACAGAGGACCAGAAGAAAATAGCGAGCCAGATTGGTGCAAAAGGATATAGAACTAATGCACAAGTTCAAGAAGATACAGACGCAACCGCCCAAACCACTTTTGATAAAACACTTTCTTCCGCAAAAATAACGTCTTATGCGGCGCCAACGGGCAACTTTAACCAAGAAGGTTTTTCTAATATAGTTAATACACAAGCTAGCGAAGCTACCGCCGCACAAAATGCTGTAGAAGCGGCAAAACAAGCGGGTGCTAGCCCAACTAAGATTGCCCAACTACAAAAAATTGCAGACGCACAAAAGCAAGAAGCAGATAAAGCAGCTCAAGATTTTCAAGCAGCTCTTGATGTGGAAGGCGCAAAACGCCTTGAGCAATACAAAGCTTCCAAAGAAGCGCAGGCCGCCAAAAAAGCCGCTGACCAAAAAGCCGCTGATGAGCGCGCTGCCGCTAGAAAAGCCGCGGCCGACAAAGCCGCCGCCGATAAAGCCGCTCAAGCAAAAGCCCTAGCAGATAAAGCCACCGCCAAAAAAGCCGCCGACGAAAAAGCCGCCGCCGAACGCGCTGCGGCCCAAAAAGCCGCCCAAGAAAAAACCGCTGCGGATAAAGCAGCAAAAGCCCAAGCTGCCGCCGACCAAAAAGCCGCCACTCAAAAAGCCGCCGCCGAAAAAACCGCTGCAGCTAAAGCAGCAAAAGCCCAAACCGCTGCCACAAAAAACCCCGCTAAGCCAATGGCTAAAGGCGGTACTGTGATTGTCCACAAGGGCATGACCTCCAACCTCAAGAAGCAGTTGAAAAACAAATGACCACTTCCGGTACAACAGGATTTAATCTAGACCTCAACAGCCTTGTAGAAGAAGCTTTTGAGCGTTGCGGTGCTGAACTGCGTACCGGCTATGATATGCGCACTGCGCGTAGGTCGTTGAATCTGCTGACTATTGAGTGGGCAAACCGGGGCATCAACCTCTGGACTATTGAGCAAGGTAGCATTCCGCTAACTCAAGGCACCATCGCCTACGACATTCCGGCGGATACTATCGACCTGCTTGACCACGTTATCCGTAACGGCACCGGCCAGAACCAAAGCGACATCAACATCACGCGTATTTCCGAATCTACGTACGCAATGATTCCTAATAAAAACGCCCAAGGCCGCCCGATTCAGGTGTGGATTAACCGCCAGTCGGGTGCTACTTATCCGGTCGGGGGCCAGCCGGCAGGAACAAATCCAACTACCGGCGTAGATAGTCCTAAGATTAATATTTGGCCGACAGCCAATTTGGATAACTACTACACGTTTATCTACTGGCGCATGCGCCGGATTCAGGACGCAGGTAACGGTGTTACTACTCAGGACATCCCGTTCCGTTTTTTGCCGGCTATGGTTGCTGGGCTGTCTTACTACATGTCTATGAAAATCCCCGATGCTATGAACCGCATCGAGATGCTTAAATCTGATTACGAACAACAATTTCAACTCGCTGCAGACGAAGACCGCGAGAAGGCAGCTATTAGACTGGCGCCCCGTGTCGGGTATGTTGGTGGCGGTGGTTGGTAAATGGCCTCGAAGTTTTCGTCCGGCAAGAACAGTATTGCGGAGTGCGACCGTTGCGGCTTTAGGTATAAGCTAAAACAATTAAAGCGGTTGGTTATTAAGACAAAAAACATTAACATACTCGTATGCCCAACCTGTTGGGAACCTGACCAGCCGCAGTTATCTTTAGGTTTGTACCCGGTCAACGACCCGCAAGCAGTAAGAAATCCTAGACCTGATGTGAGTTATTACCAGTCAGGATTAACAGCAACAGGCACCATTGGTGAGGGTAGTAGAATAATTCAGTGGGGGTGGGACCCTGTAGGATTTAATAATTCTTTAGACCTACCCATCCCAAACAACCTTCTTGCTGAAGGGCAAGTAGGAACAGTAACAGTAACAACAAATTAGGAGTGCTTCATGGACAAGAAGACTGTTAAAAAAATTGCTGACGTGGAAGTCAAAGCCCACGAAAAGCGCATGCACGGTATGAAGAAGGGCGGCGTTGCCACTGCCGATATGAAGAAGTACGGCCGCAATATGGCCCGAGTCATGAACCAGCGCAGCACCGGCCGTGGCCGGTAAGAGAGCAAATATGAACTCCGATAAGTTTGAATATTTCCCTGCTACTACCCCGGACCCGCTGAATAAGTACGTCCAGCCGAAAGAATACTCGGTAGATATGGGCCAAAATGGGTACCCGGAAAGCATCGATAAAACCCAAAACGTAAAAACCCGCGGTACGGGCGCTGCCACTAAAGGCAACAAACACAGCAACAACACGCAATAATGAACTACAACCAACTTGTAACCGCTATTCAGGATTACTGCGAGAATACGTTCTCGACAACGGACATTAATACGTTCATTGAACAGGCTGAACAGCGGATTTACAACTCGGTGCAGCTACCAGCCTTGCGTAAAAATGTTACTGGTAATGCTACAGCCGGCAATAAATACCTAGCAGCCCCATCTGATTGGTTGGCTACATACTCTATGGGTGTTATTGACGGGCAAGGTGGCTTCAAGTACATGCTGAATAAAGACGTAAACTTTATTAGAGAAGCGTATCCAATGCCCGCCGATACTGGTGAGCCTATTTATTACGCACTGTTTGACCAAAACACGTTTATCCTAGGCCCCACGCCGAATATCGCATACAACATCGAGCTACATTATTTTTACTACCCGCAATCAATTGTTACGGCTGGTACTAGCTGGGTTGGCGATAACTTCGATACGGTGTTGTTGTACGGTGCATTGGTAGAAGCGTATACGTTCTTGAAGGGCGAGCAGGAAATGCTTCAGGTGTATAAGGCTCGGTATGACGAAGCTATGCAGCTTCTCAAACAACTGGGCGATGGTAAAAACAGGCGCGATGCCTATCGCAGTGGTCAAGTTCGGTACCCGGTACAATAGGAGAAATAATTGTTTACTTCAGAAATTCCGATGTTGTTGGGTGGGGTTACAGTACATACCTCCAATAATCGTGGATTTACCCCCGAAGAACTTACTGAACGGCTGTTGGATAAAATTATTTATGTGGGCAAGAACTCACACCCGGTGATTAAAGAACAAGCAGAAGCATTTCGTTTTCAAATCAAGGGCGTCCTTCTTGCGTATATGAAAGAAGCGGTTGCATGTCACAATGTGACCATTGGAAATAGACTCGTGGATGCAGGGCATCCCGAACTTGTAAAACTTTTAGATTAGGAGCTTATTATGGCAATCAGCCAAGCTATGTGCACTTCGTTTAAGGTTGAACTTTTGACCGCGACGCACAACTTCACCGCCTCTACCGGCGACGTTTTCAAAATTGCTCTGTACACCTCGTCGGCTTCTTTGGACGCGACCACCACTGCTTATACGACTTCTAACGAAGTTGTTGGTACTGGATACACTGCAGGCGGCAATACGCTGACCAACGTCACTCCCACGTCTTCGGGCACCACTGCACTTACCGACTTTGCTGACACCACGTGGAGCACGGCTACTATCACCGCCCGCGGCGCTATGATTTATAACAGCAGCAAGTCGAACAAAGCGGTTTGTATTCTGGACTTTGGTTCGGATAAGACTTCTACCGCTGGTAACTTTACCATTGTGTTCCCGGTCCCCGACGCGTCTAATGCCATCATTCGTATTGCCTAAAGGTACTCCGTGCTTTTTTCCGTCGATTACATTGGCTGGGGGTCTGGTCCTTGGAGCCGAGACGGATGGGGCACGGATGTATTAGACGTAGCAGTAGAAGGCGTAGCCGCTACTGGAGTAGTTGGTAGTGTTTTAGTAGTTGCAGAAGCTTACGTATACCCGACCGGGCTTGTTGGAACGTCTGAACTAGGGTCGGTAGATACAACCGCCGGGGCAGATGTAGATGTTTCTGGCAATGAGGCAAGTGGGCAGTTAGGAAGCGTTGCAGTTATTACTGATGTTGTAGTGTCAGTAATTGGGGTAGAGGGCTTTGGCGATGTAGGCTACCCAGTATTTGCTGGCGACTCGATTGTAGACGGTCTTGGAGTAAGCGCCACTGGCGATGTTGGTACTACGGGTGTAATTGCCGAAGCTCAAGTAGATGCAACAGGAACGGGGGCTACCTCGGAGTTAGGTGCAGTTGAAGTTAATGCTGATACGATAGCCAACGCGGTCGGGGTTGTAGCAACTGGGGCTATAGGTACGCCAGACATTTATTTAGATGAAACAATATATTTAGTAGGACTTGTAGCAAACGGGGCGGTTGGTAATGTATCCGCGACAGGAAGCTCAATAGTAAATGTCTCTGGGGTATCGGCTGTTGGTAGGATTGGACCTACGCTAGTCTGGGGACTTATAGACGACAGCCAATTCCCTAATTGGCAAGTTATAGCAGCATAAGGAATATCAAATGGCAAGTACATATTCAAGCATTAAGATTGAGCTTATTGGCACAGGGGAACAGTCCGGCATTTGGGGCGACACTACCAATACCAATCTTGGCACCGCTATCGAAGAGGCAATTGTTGGTAGAGCTAACGCAAATTTTACCGCGGACAGCGACCTTACAGTCACTCTAACAAATACCAACGCATCACAAGTTGCTCGTAATTACATTCTGAATGTGACTTCTTCGGTCAGCCTAACCACCACGCGCAACCTGATTGTGCCCACAATCAATAAGCCATACATTATTGAAAATAACACTACCGGCGGCCAAAGCATTGTGGTAAAAACAGCCCTAGGTACCGGGGTAACAGTGCCTAATGGCAAAGTTGTTTCGCTGTATGCTAATGGTACGAATGTTCACCCGGCGCTAGACTATTTGCCCGGTTTGGTTGTAGGTAACGGCATTCAGGGGGG